ACAAAGTTAGAACATGCTAAGTATAGATTTGGATTTACTGGAACACTTGATGGAACACAAACTCATAAATGGGTATTAGAAGGATTGTTTGGTCCATCATATAAAGTAACAAAAACTGAGGAATTAATGAGACAAGGACACCTTTCTCAATTAGATATTCAATGTCTTGTTTTAAAACATCCTTCTCAAAAATTTGAAACTTATAATGATGAATTAGAATATCTTATTCAACATGAACAAAGAAATGTATTTATTAAAAATTTAGCATTAGATTTAAAAGGTAATACTTTAGTTCTTTATTCTAGAGTAGAAACACATGGTAAAGTACTTTATGATCTGATAAATATTAACAAAGATGATGATCGTAAAGTATTCTTTGTCCACGGTGGTATTGATGCTGAAGAACGAGAACAGATTAGAGAAATTACTGAAACTGAACAAAATGCTATCATTGTTGCGTCTTACGGCACTTTCTCTACTGGTATTAACATTAAGCGGTTGCACAACGTTATCTTTGCGTCTCCTTCTAAATCCAGGATCCGGAATTTACAATCCATTGGTAGAGTCCTCAGAAAAGGAGCAAACAAAGTAAAAGCAATCCTCTATGATATATCTGATGATTGTACTCACCATTCAAAAAGAAATTATACTTTAAATCATTTCATTGAAAGAATTAAAATATACAATGAAGAAAACTTCAATTATGAAATAATTACAATACAATTAAAAGGAAAATAAAATGGGAATAGAAGATGATTTTTATGCTACTATAAAATTTAAATCTGGTGAAGAGATATTTGCTAGAATTGCAGCATCTGAAGAAGAAGATAGAACAATGCTTATTTTACATTATCCAATTATAATTGCTGAATTAAAAGGGAAACAAGGTATAATAGGATATAAAGTTGAACCTTGGTTAAAGACAAGTAGAGAAGATATGTTTGTAGTTAATATGGATAATGTATTGACTTTATCAGAATGTGCTGATGTAGAAATGATTGTGATGTATAATAGATATCTTAAAGATTGTGAAGAAGATAAAAAAGATCACATAAAGAATAAGCGTCAAATGGGTTATCTATCATCTGTTAATGATGCCAAGATTGCTTTGGAGAAAATATATAAAGATAGTAGTAATAGTTCTAATAATCAATAGCTATAGTTATTTTATGAACGGCGACACCATTCAGTCTACTTGATTTTTTAAACTTGTCAAGTAGGGATAGAAATGTTATACTATCTACATAATAGTGATAAAGACTTATGGCGATACAACCTGGTAAGACTATGGCTAGAAGAAAAAGGTCGGAGCATTATGTAAACAACAAAGAATTTCTTGCTGCTTTAATTACGTATCGTGAGAATGTTGAAATTGCTAAAATTCGAGATAAACCCAAACCAGTTATACCAAGGTACATAGGTGAGTGTTTTTTAAAGATTGCAAATCATTTATCATTTAAACCAAACTTTGTTAATTACATGTTTAAGGAGGACATGATCTCTGATGGAATCGAAAATTGCGTTCAGTACATACATAATTTTAATCCTGAGAAATCCCAAAATCCTTTTGCTTACTTTACGCAAATTATACATTATGCATTTCTCCGGAGAATACAAAGAGAAAAACGTCAGTTAGAAATTAAGAATAAAATACTTGAGAAATCGGGTTACAGTGAGGTTTTTGATGATAATAATCAGATTGACGGATCCAATTATGCAGAGTATAATTCCATCAAGGATGCCGTACATTCTAAGTTGCGTAATTGAATGATTATAAACAGAACATTAATATGGAAGTAATTTCCGTTAAACAGAAGACTAACATTGTTATTGACGATTATCAATTTGCAAACTCATTAAAGGAAGAAGTTTTGTCTTTATTAAAGGTTTGTAATCCTATTCCACAGAATGATAGTAATGTGAAAGCATCTATTCATACTGAATGGGATTGGGAACCAGATAATCTTAAATTGATAAATCTTAAAAAATATATTGTAAATGTAATAGTAAATGAATTTACAATAGGAAGATTATCATCGATGTCGAGGCGCAATCCTTTGGTGGTAAAAAACTTTTGGGCAAATGTTTATAGTAAAGGTGATTTCGCAAATTCTCATGATCATATACCCTTTGATTGGAGTTTTGCTTATTTTGTACAGTCAAGACCTAATCATGCTCCTTTCGTTTTCACGGAGAGTGGAAAAAAAATACGTCCTAAAGAAGGAAGGTTTGTAGCTTTTCCCTCTCATTTGAAACATCATGTACCTGAACATAAATGTGAGATGCAGAGAATAACTTTATCTGGTAATATGATGGTCGCTTTATCGTTTTAATGAAGATAGCAATAATTACAGACCAGCACTTTGGTGCTCGAAAGAATTCAAAACTTTTTCATGATTATTTCTTGAGGTTTTATGATGATGTTTTCTTTCCTACCTTGGAGAAGGAGGGGATTACTACGATTATCGATATGGGTGACACGTTCGACAGTCGTAAAGGTATCGATTTCGCCGCCTTATCCTGGGCAAAAAATAATTATTTTGATCGTTTAAAAGATTATAAGATTCATACGATAGTTGGTAATCATACTGCATATTATAAGAATACTAATGATATTAATGCCATAGATTTATTATTACGTGAGTATAAAAATATATCAATTTATTCTGAGGCAACAGAAATAAAAATTGATAATTTAGGTATTTTGTTGGTGCCGTGGATTAATCAGCAGAATGAAGAACATACTATTAAGACTATTAAGAAAACTAAATGTCCAGTTGCTATGGGACATCTGGAATTAAATGGTTTTATTGTGACTCAACAAGTTATAATGGATCATGGATTTGATGTAAAACATTTTAAAAAGTTTGATAAAGTTTATTCCGGGCATTTTCATAAGAGATCCAATCAAGGTGAAATATATTATTTGGGAAATCCTTATGAGATATATTGGAATGACGTAAATGAAACTAGAGGTTTTCATATCTTTGATACTGAAACTTTAGAACATACTCCCATTAATAATCCTCATAGACTTTTTTATAAGATTTTTTATGAGGATACTAATCATCAAACTTTTGATACCAGAGAATATGAAGGTAAAATTATAAAAGTCATTGTTCGGAAGAAAACAGAGACTAAGAAATTTGAAAAGTTTATTGATAAACTGTATGCTTCTAATGTGGCAGAACTTAAGATAATAGAAAATTTTGAGTTTAGTGGATGGTATGACGGTGAAGATAATTTTGAAGCATATGAATCTGAAGATACTATGTCCATTCTTAATAGGTATATTGAGGAAGCAGATATAAAACTTGATAAGTCTATAGTTCAAAAGATAATGAATGAAGTATATCAAGAGGCATGTGAGTTAGTATAATGTTTATTCTTACAGTATCTGGTAAAGAGAAAGAAGGAGCTTATTCTGTAGAGGATGAGAATGGAACTCGTATTCTTTATATGTTTGAAGAAGAAGATGATGCTACTCGTTATGCAATGATGCTTGAAGAAGAAGATTATCCTGAGATGAATATCTTGGAGATTGATGATGATTTAATGATTAAAACCTGTGAACTTCATGGGTATAATTATACAATCATTACTTCTGATGACATTGTAATTCCTCCAGATCGAAAATATGATATTATTTGAAAGTATACGTTGGAAGAATTTTCTTTCCACTGGAAATCAATATACTGAACTCAATTTAAATAGTAGCAGCACCACTTTGATTATAGGTACAAATGGTGCTGGTAAAAGTACTGTATTGGATGCTTTAACTTTTAGTTTATTTGGTAAACCATTTAGAAAGATTAATAAACCACAGTTAATTAATACTGCTAATGAAAAGGATTGTAAAGTGGAGGTGGAATTATCTATAGGTGATACTCAGTGGAAAATTATAAGAGGAATCAAACCAAATATATTTGAGATTCATAAAAATGGAAAGGTGATGGATCAATTTTCTAATGTTAATGATCAACAAAAGTGGTTAGAACAAAATGTAATTAAGATGAATTATAAGTCTTTCACTCAAATTGTTATTTTGGGTTCTAGTGCTTTTGTTCCTTTCATGCAATTGACTAATAATCATCGGAGAGAAGTTATTGAAGATTTGTTAGATATTAAAATCTTTTCTTCAATGAATAATCTTCTGAAAGATAAGATGAGAATTATTAAAGAAGAAGTTAAAGTTCTTAATCTTAAAAAGGAATCACTTAATGATAAAGTTTCAATGCAAATTGATTTTATTGAGGAATTAGAGAATAGGGGTAAAAATAATATTAAGGAAAGAAAGGAGAAAATTGCTACAATAATAAATGAGTCAGATGAGTATGGAGAAGAGAATAATAGGACACAAGAAAAAGTGGATACTCTCACACAAGAGTTGGAAGGTGTAACAGGTGCTACTGAAAAATTACGTACTTTGGGTGGATTAAGAGGTAAGATCTCTCAGAAGGTAGCAACGATTACGAAAGAGCATAAGTTCTTTACAGACAATGTAACATGCCCTACATGCACTCAACCAATTGAGGAAGAGTTCAGAATAAATAAGGTTGAAGACGCTCAAAATAAAGCAAAGGAGTTGCAATCTGGTTATAAAGAACTAGAGGAGGCAATTAAAAACGAAGAAGAGCGAGAGCGTCACTTTACAAACTTATCTAAGGAGATTACTAAACTTACGCATGGCATTTCTAAAAACAATACTCGCATCTCTGGGTGTCAACGACAAATCAGAGATTTGGAATCGGAAATTCAAACTATTACCGAACAATTTGCAAACAGAAATACTGAGCATGACAAGTTAGCAACCTTTAAAGACAATTTAACAACTACATACGACGAACTATCTTCACGAAAGGACACGATAAACTATTACGATTATTCGTATAGTTTGCTTAGAGACGGTGGAGTTAAATCTAAAATCATCAAGAAGTATCTACCGCTGATAAATCAGCAAGTAAACCGTTATCTACAGATGATGGACTTCTACATTAACTTTACTCTTGATGAGGAGTTTAACGAAACCGTTCAGTCCCCAATTCATGAAGATTTTTCTTATGCTTCTTTTTCAGAAGGTGAGAAAATGAGGATAGATTTAGCACTCTTGTTTACATGGAGAGAAGTTGCTAGAATGAAGAACTCTGTAAATACTAATCTCCTTATTATGGATGAGGTTTTTGATAGTTCTCTTGATGGGTTTGGTACAGAAGAGTTTCTTAAGATTATTAAGTATGTTATAAGTGATGCAAATATTTTTGTTATATCTCATAAGACAGGAATTGATGAAAGATTTGGAAATGTAATAAGATTTGAGAAAGTGAAAGGTTTTAGTAGAATAATATAATGGCAACATATAAACATTCCTCTGGTAAAAGATTTCTTTTTATTCATATTCCCAGGACAGGTGGGAGATTTATAGAAGTAAATTTAGAACAGAATGGTTGGGAGGTGGAACCTATAGAACAATATGGAGTGTCTCTTACTCAGCATTCATTTATTGATGATTGTGAGATTGCACATTTTCATAGAGATCTTTATGAGAAGCATTGTGATATAGAAGGGATCCCACAGATTGCTGTTATTAGAAATCCTATTACTAAATTTATTTCAACATCTACTTATTTGTTAACTGTTTATGGTAAGGAGGTATGTTTATTGAAGGATAAGATTAGTGCGGATATATTTAATATTAAAATGAATGATCTTATAGGGAAGGTTCAGCAGAGAATGGAAGATTATGATGGTTTTGTGAGTGCTATTGAAGAGTTTCCTCATTCAGAAACTCTTAGTTGGTGGAAACCTCAAGTAGATTTTATTTCAGATAAAACTCATATATGGAAATTTGAAAGGGGGTTGGGTGCTGAGTTTGGGTATTGGTTAAGGGAAAAATTAGATGTTCCTTTTGAGATAGATTTGTATGCTAATTATCCTGCGAATGCTTATGAAGAATTTAAACTTAAGAAAACTCCTAAACTCATAGAGAACATTAAAAAGTTTTATCGTGAAGATGTGGAGAAGTTTTATAATGCCTAGTTTTAAACATAAACCTACGGGTAAAAGAATTTTCTTTGCACATATTCCTCGAACAGCAGGGAGATTTGTAGAAGCAAATCTTTTATGGAAAAATGATTTTGAATGGGATGATGTTCATCTTGATAATGGATTAGGTGTTATGTCTAAGGTCAATGGTATAGAAATTGCTCATTATCATAGAGGACACTATGAAAAATATTTGGATGTAAAAGATATTCCTCATTTTTCTATTGTAAGAAATCCTATCAATAGATTCATTTCATCTTCAATTTATATTAAAAGAGTATATGAAGAATGTCAGGAATTGATGGAAGATCCAATGATGTTTTCTTCTATGTTGGAGAACATGCCTTTTGAAGAATCGGTTAATTGGTTTAGACCTCAAGTGGATTTTATGTCGGATAAGACTCATATTTGGAAATTTGAGGATTGTATGGGAAAAGAATTTTTCAGTTGGCTAAGTGGCATAGTGGGGATTGACTTGGAGTTTGATGATAATATAGAATACCCAACGTCAAAAGATGAGCATTATAAGGATAGTAGGTTGGAGGCAACCCCTAAACTTATACATAATTTGAAGACCCTTTATAGGAAGGACATTGAACAATTCTATCCCGAACTGGCAGCATAATTCGGGTAAACCTCCGAAGAGAAAGCTGAAACCACAAGCACTTCGTCAAGCGAAGGCAAGATTAAGACACTTTAAAAAGTGTTACATGACCTCCCCAAAAAGGAGGTCTTCGTCTTATTATGGGTATATGCATAAGGAAATCAATGGCAGTACAGCACGAAGTCAAGTCACAATTAGCAAAGTTGCTTGCTACTGAGGATATCCTAGTAGAGCATAAAAAGGTCTCTACGGCTCAGTTTAACGTCCATACACGGGTCCTTATTCTTCCTCTATGGGAAAAGGCAAGCCATGATGTATATGATATGTTAGTAGGGCATGAGGTTGGTCATGCACTTTATACACCAGATCAAGATCCTCCAAAACATATTCCTCATCAGTTTACTAATGTGGTGGAAGATGCAAGAATTGAGAAGTTAATGAAGCGTAGGTATATGGGACTTGCCAAAAGTTTTTATAAAGGTTATAGTGAATTACATAATCAGGATTTCTTTGATTTAGATGGTGAAGATATTAGTAGTTTTAA